TTTGATCTAAATGTGTTGATTATAGACAGGAATAACATTGTGTTTGCTAGACACATACCCAAACTGTTTGAAAAACTGAAGTCCTTGCATATAGACTGCCACGTAGTGGAACAGCGCCATTATTTGTTTTGGGACGGTGGTATACATTGTAGCACACTAGACGTCAAACGCAAAGGCGCCAAAAGAAAAATCATATAAAAAACCTGCTTACCGAATCGCTTTGCTGTCCGCTTCGCGGTTTAAAAATTGCGTACCGCTTCGCGGAAATTTGGCTTTCCGCCTGCGGGTCCTACTCCTTCAACCACTGCTCGAATGAATGCAGTTTGACATCTGTGCATTCCACATAATCAGAATTGTTGTGATGTCTCACTTTGCCTCTGCCTGATATTATATCACCATCTCTATAACCGAACGGCTTCTTGACTGTGATGTCGATGTATTCACCTGGACCTATGCCCAGTGTTACAAATGTGATATATTTTCCATTGTTGCCTCTGAACACTCTACCATTAGCAACAACTCCTGCAAATTCTACATAATCTAAATATTGTGTTGCAACTTTACATTTAGGAATGAATCCTCTCTTCCACCAACCATATTCGCTGTCCACTCCTACTCTTTGTGCTTCTGTGTTGTACACCCAACGTCTGTACGAACCTTCGCAGTGTTTCAAACAAGCCTCCCAAAACTTTTTAGGATTGTGTGCTTTCTGATATGCTAAGGCCCAAATCAATCTTCCAAGATTTACTGCGTGTGCTCTACACAATCCAAATCCTGAAAGTGTCATTAGTGTATCAATTGCTTCCTGTTTCTTAGGATGATTTCCTAATCTTTCAACAAACTCTAAAATTTTTTCGTCTTTCTTTTTTGCAAATGCTCTACGATACATATCTGCTTCATACATATCGATTCCAATTATATCTGAAATAATTTCAATAGCATCATCTTCGAACACGATACTATCTTGTACACCGTCCTTAGTCCAGTCATTGAACATTGATGCTTTTTGTCTTCCTGTAAGTGCCACAGGTCTAATCATAGCAGTTGCGAATACACAGTCGTATACACTTTTAGGTTGTATCGCTCTAAACAATCTACGCATTGCCGGAGACTCTCCTTGTGTTACTCCTAGCACATCACCTCTGCTTAAAAGTTTTGCTGTTGCTTCGTCTTGTTCTGGATAGTCTGTTAAATTTTTATCAGGATCTATTTCTAATAACTGACTTAAACCTCTGTTTGCAAGTATATCAACTTTTAAATGTTCTAAGTCTTCTACTTCATATTTGTCTAAAAGTATTTGATTGTCTTCACTGATTAAACTTTTAGGAAGTTGTCTATCAAACATTATTACTCCACCACAGTGTTTAGATATACATCTTTTCTTTCCTAATAATTTTTGTTCAATACGTTTTGCTTCTTTTGGATCTACGTCGTAATCTTCATACTTAAAATTGCGTGGCAAGTTGCCTTTTACGCCCAATCGTTTAGCCGCTTCGCGTCTTGCCGACTTAGGTTGATAAGTTACATAATTTGAAATACGTGCAGTCTTGCCAGGCCACTTCTTAAAAATACGTTCCATGATATCTTTTTGTCGCCAATGCTCAAAGTCTATATCTACATCTGGTAAGTCATCACGCAATGGGTTCAAGAAACGTGCAACAGGTATATTCCATTTGACTGGATCAACATCTGTTATTCCTAACAAGTAACACACAAGAGATGATCCTGCTGATCCTCTTGTCATGTGTTTTACGTCTTGTGTTAAATCTATAATATCGCAAATTTTAAAGAAGTATTCTGTGAATCTTTGTTTTAGTATTAATTCAAATTCTTCTGCGAGTCTTCGTTGGTACACTTCACCGTCGGGCATTTGCCTTTTAAAACGTTCAGTGAGCCTTTGTATGTTTTCTAAATCATTCATTGTTTGCCTCTCTGCCTAAAACAATATTTATGATTTCTAAAAGTTGTGATTGACTATTTTGGTAAAATTTTAATGCCGTAGTAATCGCACATTGTTTCTAGTGCTTCTCCATCGACAAGTTCTTGATTAGTAAATTGTATATTTGTTAGACAGTTGAATAATTTTCCACGTTCTGTATCACTAGGGTAATACAAATCATTTATTTGTGATATCTTATTAGAACTAAAATTTTTAAGCACTCCTGGATGCATTGAAATTACAGGTATACCTTCTCTAAGGACTTCAGTTACTGCCATGGTATGTAGACTTATTACGCAATAAATGTTATCCAATGTATCACAAAAACCTCTTGATCCTCTTGCCTTTTTGGGAACCTTTTTTCTGATCTTAACAGGTCTATTTGTATATTTTTTTACTTCAGCAACAGTTTGCTCAATCCAATCATCTACTTTTATAGGCAAATCGTAAATGTCAAATCCGTTCTGACTGGGTGCCACTATGTAAACTTGTTCTCCACTTTTCTTCATAGGACGCATAGGCATATTGAATGCTGTAAATCTTTTATTATCCCATTGTCCTTTAATCTCAGTAACTTGATTCTCGTTAAATGTTAGTCTCCAAAATTTAGGTTTCCACCAATTACAATAACCTTTTTCTACATTAAAATAATCTATTTGTCTTTCGTTTAGTATTTGGTGCAGTCTTGCTCCAGTATCGTGTCCACCGACTCCACCAAGTATAACCAAGTCGCCTTCTTTGAATTCTTTTTGTTCATCAGTGTGTCCATACACCACCGGAATACCAGTCCTTGCAAATATAGAATTTGCTACCCATACGGCAGTCCGATACGAAGTGCCTTTATCTAAACTTTTTGGAAGTATAATTCTTTTGTATTCTTTATTCACCATCTCCAAGATCCTTTAAAAATTCACGCAGTTTAGTTCCATCTGTATCAGTTTTTATTCTGCCTACTGTGTCACCTTTTGTTGGATCTGGGGGAGTAAGTGCCTTAGCGTCAGTGTCATCTGTGACTGTCGAAGTTTTCTTTAATGAATTATAAATTGTGCTTTTACGTTTATCAAATTCTTGATATTCAGAATCTTCAGCAAGATCTCTTATTCTTAAACTGTCAACATCAAATTCTAAATCTATCTTCATACCCACGCCGCTTGAACTTCTAGTTTTCATAAGTTGTATTTGATATCTGCCACGTTCTCTCATTGCCCTACTTGTGAATATACCAAACACGTTATCAGCAGTTTGTATTTTACTTAAACCGCCTGCTATGTGCGAATGATCAAATTCTATTTCTTCAACTGCACCTCTGTTCAACTGTGATGCTGTTACAAATATTACATTTAATTCCATAGCCAAGTTTCTTAATTCTTCAGATACAAATTTGTCTTTAACAAATAAATCACTTGGACTTACTTTTTTGTTGATTGGCATCATTAAATCTAAATAATCAACTAAAATTACATCTAATTTTGTTCCTGTCTTAATTTCATATTCTTTAATGTAACTTCTTAAATCATTTGCAGTTTTACCACTTGGCATATATTTTATTTGAAACTTACCTGCTTTTTTGCCTAGCAGTTTAACTTTCATCTCAACGCCATCTAAGTCTTTAAAAATTTCTTTTGTAGGAATGTCAGTCAACATAGAATCAATCCTCATACTAACTAACGGCTCACTCAATTCAAAAGTGATATACGCAACGTTCATTCCATTAAGCACCCAATTACAACCCATGTTAGCCAAGAACAAAGATTTACCTGCACCAGAACCACCAGCAAATATATTAAGTTCACCTTTGTTGAATCCACCAAACAACCTTTTATCCAATGTTGTCCAACCAGTGCTTACCTGACCATTTTGATTTTTGAGTCCCATTAATCTTTGTTTGGGATCATCAAAATAATCTGTACCCAAATCTTTGTGTAGACCTATTTGTACTGCCTTCTTGACCAAGTCTTCAACTGGACCATATTCACCTTTTTCAAGCATATCTGCCGATTTCAATATTGCTCTTTCTAAACTTTTATGTCTTACAAAAGTTTCAAAGTCATTCAACAGCCAGTCGAAATGTTCTTCAGTCAATTGTTCAGTCTGTTTTAAATCTACGTTACAAGATTTGTTGACCATCTCATATGTCGGGAGAGTGTTGTATTCAGTTACATACTTGTTAACAAATTGTGCTGTGTCTTGCAGTTTTCTATCGAACAACGAAAAATCAAATATAGACTGACAACGCACAAAAGTTTCTGCGTTTGCTAACATCATCTCCAGATACAATTTCTGGATGTCATAACCATAATCTTTATTCTGTTTTGCCATGTTCCTTATTATACCACATTTCATTTGAATTGTCAATGTGTCTATTGTATTTGGCGGCAACGGCTCCTACACAACTGCCAGGGTCTCCAGGATTTTTAGGAACCCATATGTCGTCCCAAACAGATTCTAATTTGGTACGTGCTGTTCTGTTCAAAGCACAACCACCTACCAAAACAATATTTGATGTTTTGATATGCATCTGTATCCATGAACTAGCACACATCAATACCTGCTCAAAAATATGTTGTGTAGTTGCGGCGATGTCTGCTTTGTCTTGTTCTGAATTTAGTTCAGGTCTCCACCAATTGCAACCTCTATGGAAATTGAAATGTGTTTTGAATGGAAATCTTTTGTCAACTAGTTCTTCCATAAACAATCTATAATTTTTTCTCCAATAACCTTTTTTAGCAAGTTGTTCAAATTTGTGTTCCTCTGCATTTGCTTTTAGTCCTACTCTTTGTGTCATTGCCGAATAGAACAATCCGATACTGTGTGGATAACTTTGTGAATAAACTTTTTTAAGACTGTTATTGTGTCCATGCCATATTGTGAATGTTTCAAACTCTCCAATGCTATCTAACACAACGACTGCGGCGTCCTTAAATGGTGAACTGTAATATCCATATGCCGCATGACTGTGATGATGATCTACATATTCAATTGGTATATTGTGTACGCCTGATTTTGCTAAAAATTTTTTTATGTTATTTTCTTTCCAGTTCCAACCTTGACCTGATTTAAATTGTCTTAAAGTTTTTTTGAAAGGTTTTTCATAAAAATATATTTTTGCCGGATAGGCCCATTTTGGATTTGCTCTTACGTGTGCCATCATTTTAGGACACAAAGTAGGATCGCCTGGTATGTTACTAAAGTCCTTAGACATACCTGCCCATTTCAAGTTAAGATGATAGTGGTCAGTTAAACCTTGTACTCGCCATTCCATGACTGCCAGACTGGCATCATGATTATTACCTGTTACTCCCCATACTATCATTTGTATATAAACGGATCTCTTTTTTGTAGTTCTTTAATTTTCTTCTTATATTTTATGTGATCTATAAGTTTGATTATAGGGTAAAAAATAAAAGAGAATATTTTCTTTACGTAAACCATTTCTTCATCCTCAGTTTAATTTTTAGTTGTGATTCCTCAGCATTCTTTACTATTGAATACAATGTGTGCAATCTACCATATTTACACACGGCGTCATTCACATCTCCAATATCTTGACTCCAATCGGGCATACTAACACTCCAGCCTGCCTCCATCGCATCATAAACTAATTTTTGTCCTGCTTCATCTCTGTCTGGAACAACTATCACGTGTTTGCCGAGACTGTTTAGTAGTGCTGTCTGTTGCTCTTTAATTTCACTGCCCAACAGAGCGACACCATCTATCGCAATAGCATCTATTGGACCTTCTACAGCAACTACATATTTTCTGTCATCTGTTTGTTCATCTATATTGAAAACATATCCAGGTTGCTGTTCAGACAAGTATTTTACTTTGCTTTCTACAACTTTTCTGGCTGTGTAACCTACTACTTTCTCCCTATAATAGAAAGGAATGATAAGCCTGTCTCTATATCCTGCTTCCGGAGTCCAATAAAAGTCATAATCATTTAAATTTAATTTTCTAGTGGCAATGTATTCTAAAACTTTAAACAAGTCTTTATCTATACCACCCGGCTCTAGTGCTTTGTAATCTGCCCATTCATGTATAGGTTTGGACTTTGGTGGCAACTCTTTTGATACGAATTTAGGAAGGGTAATAAATGTTTTATGGCCCGTGCTATCTGTTTTGGTTTGTAATACCTGTAATGCAAGTTTTGTAATTGTATCATCTGGCACATTCAACCATCTCATAAATTTTTTCATTTTGAAAGATAGGTTGCGTCCATTTCTCCAACTTGTTTTAAAACCACAATTAAAACAATGGAAACTTACGCCTTCATCTGCATTTGCAATCAAACCACCACGTTGTCTTGTGTCCGGCGTGGTACCATTATGCTCACAACAAGGAGCATTGAAAGCCAACCATCCACTTGGAGTTTGTTTGCGTTTTGCAGGCAAGTAAACTTGTAATGCATCAAACACAATATTCATGTGTTTATATTATAACCTTTTGGTTAAAAAGTCAATTAATTTCGAACAAGAATTTTGGTTATGCTACCAGATGTTAGTGTGTGTTTGAATCTTATATGACTGAACACGCCATTGAAGTTTCTGTATACCAAGGTGTCAGTAGATGTTGCTGTGAATGTATCAATATCACTGTAATTGGAAGTGCCTGGATTAGTATCTAACGTGCCTTGAATTATGATATCACCAACCGCACTCTCCAAATAATAAGCCGCCGTGTGCAATGCTGAATTGCCATTTATTGCCGGTTGAGCATCAACAGTTGAGGATATAAAGATACCACTTGATGGATTATCTTCTATGAACGTGCTGACAGATACTGAATCTAGTGGACCAGGAAATTCTTCTGCTTGTACCTGGATTGTGCCTCTATTGTTAAAATTTGTTCCTGAATGTAATAATGTTTTTTCGTTTGTAGAATCATTTTGCAAGAAAACTGTGTATGACAGATATTGCGAAAGCACATTTAGTAAATCATTTTCAGATATTGTGACAGTAAAATGTCCTTTTTTAGTGGTCGCAGTTTCTATAATTGTGCCGTCTCTTTCAACCAACAAGCGATTATTTTCATCAAATAATTTAAATTTAGGTGTGTATGTATTAAGTATTGACACTGGTTTCTGATCAGCATTCAATACATTGAACTGAATAGTGCTATCTATTCCTCTTACTACATTAATATTTCTTGTGTACACTGGTCTATACTCCGTTACTTCGCCAGCCAGATTCGCTATCAGGCTTACACTGTTATTTAATAAATATTTTGGCACAAGTTGCATAATCTTTAATAATTTTATTGTATTTATTTGTATTAGAATGCTGTTAGACGACATAGAGAAAAACTATCCATTTATATCCGTAGTTGAATACGGTGGGAATGAATACGTTGGAGTAATCAACAATCAAGACACAGCCATCACTAGTATGTTCATTTTTACCGAGATCTCAAACGCCAAAAGCAAGGAAAAATTTATAGAATTGTGTAAAACATGGTGGTTTGAATCCAATAGAATGATACCAATCGGCATTTATCTCAGACAGGAAATGGCTCCTTTCAAGCAAAATATGATGATGATGAATACAAAAGATGTGTCAGTAAAAATTGGCCCTGTTACTAGTTTGAGTAATCTTGCTATGAAACGCAGTAAAAGAAAATCAGTTCAATTAGTTAGAAAGCCTAAGTAATCAATCAAATAAATGTTTTGCTAGACGTTTGTTTCCTTTTTTATGTAAGTAATTTTTTACTCTCTTAATTTTCCAATCTTCATAAGGAAACACATAAGTTGGATGATCAGATTTGTCCTTGCCCCAAGTAATTTTGTTCCAAACCCTTTCATGCCCATAATATAAAAACATTTTTGTTAAAACTTCTATACCTGCTATTGCTCCCGCCATTGTAGCAGTGCCAGTGATAAGCCATGAAATAAGAAAAGTATCGCTTGTGGCTAATACACGCCAAGATAATGTTTTTGCTAAACTTCTACGTGCTTTACTTTTCATTATTCAATTGTTCACAAATTAAGTTCATATGCACTACAACTGCAACCGCGTAAGACGTTGCATGAGACTTTTTAAAGAAATATTTGTCATCGGTTGGCTTGACCCAAACCTCTTTCATAATTTTATCCCAAGGTTCATTGAGCAGATATCTTTTGCTTGGTCTGATTATTGCCAACACCGCCGCTAGTTGTTCAATGTTTCTTGGTTTTAATTTACTTAATATTTCTGAATGTCCGTTTACGTGAAATACTTTATCAACAAATTCTTTTGCTTCTAGTAATTCCCATACTGGTTCCTTGTGCATTAATTGTTCTAAATGTTTCTCATCTTTTATATCTTTATAGATGCTTACATTCAAACAATCTATTTTAAAGTATTTTCTTTGCTCTGCTGTATCATAATCCAATGTGCTTATGTTAGTTGCAGGATCATGCGGAACTTCGGTGAAGTAAACTCCAGTGTTGTGTTTCTTTCCGTTATCCAGTTTTGCAATTCTATGTTTTAGTTTTTCTAATAAATCATTTCTATCTGCAAAGTCGATATCTATATCAGGCATTTACAACCTCTCTTAATTTTGATTTTGGCACATCTATATGTCTTTTATCACACACGTCATCTATCACACAAATGTGACACTTAGGTTTTTTACTTTTACACACACGTTTCGCATGAGTAATTAATTGCATATGGGCCGCATATTTGTATTTGTCTGGAGTTGTGTCATTTACAAGTATTGCACTTTTACTTTCATCTAATGTGTCTGTCCAACCAAGTCTCCATAGTAATCTAAACACATGAGTATCAACTGCTATGTTAGGTGCTCCCCACACAAACCTCATCATAATGTCACTGCTTTTTCTACCTACACCTGGTAAAGTCATTAATTCTTCTTGTGTTTGTGGCACTTTACCGTTGTATTGATCAATTAAAACTTTTGACGTTGCTAGAATATTTTTTGATTTTGCGTTGTATAATCCTGCTGGTTTAATTGCTTCTATAATTTCTTCTTGTGTTAGTTTTATCATATCCCAAGGATTATCTGCTAGTGCAAATAATTGTCTACAAGCAACAGCAGTTCTGGCATCTTGACTTTGTGCAGATAACATAACTCCGATTAAACTCGTATATGATTCTTTGTGTATTTTCGCTCTAGGCTTTTTGTTTGAATATCTGGGCCAATATTCTGTTAACCTTTTGTATATGTGTTCAATTTGTGTTTCACTTTTCATCTAATTTTTTTACTCGCCTTGTATGTCTGCCTTTTAAAAATTTTGTATCAAAAAATGCTTCAACCATATATTTTGCTGTGTCAAAATCTACGTAGTCTGCACCAATACATAATACATTCATATCGTTGTGTTGTCTAGCCTGTTCTACATCAAAGATATCAAAACACACCACTGCCCTTGCTCCTTTGAATCTATTTGCCTGTATTGCCATACCAAAACCACTGCCACAAAACAAAATTACCCTGTCATCCTTAGTCAAATGTCTGCAGGCTTTTTTCGCTATGTCGTTGTAATCAGTTCTTTTCTTATCGTAAATGCCAATGTCGTGGAATGTAACAATGTCTCCAATACATTCATCTATAGGACATATCCATTTTGATATTTGGTCTTTAAGTTCCATGCCTCTATGATCGGCGCCAATTGTTAAATCTATCATAACGTTAACTTACTATGTCCTCCACCTATTTCTCCTTTTACCCAAACATTAAATGAAAGAGTATATCTCTTCTGACTAGGATTAGTATTTACATTTACACTATGATTCAAAAAACTAGGGAACATAATCAAGTCCCATTTTTTTGGACACACTGCCATTTGTGATTGATGATATAGATAACTTCTTTTATTTGTATAATCAAACTGGTCATTGTGATCTAGTCTTACTGTATCGGTGAATATGTTATTGTGATTTTTATCCTTATGAAATATAATGTTCGCAGTATCTTTGCAATCTGTTAGAAATAAAACTCCGGAAAACAAACTGTTACTGTGATAGTGTTGATCTATAAAATGATTTTGTTCATATCTATTACTCCAACTTGTTGTCATAACAAATTTATGTTTTGAATGTATATCAAGATATCCGTGTAAGAAATCACTAATTTGTTTCATTATTTCTTCTTTCAAAGGAAGAAGTTTTTCTTGATCAAGTAGATAATCATCTTCAGATATGTAACAAACTTTGTGTGACCTTTCAATATATGGAATCTGATTTATAATGTAATCCGCACAATCATTCAATGGTTTTATTTGTGTTTGGCACAAAGGTATTCCAAACAGCGGAACTACATTGTTTTCTGTAATCATAGTCTTGCCTCTTTTGTGACTTCTTTAACCATCTCTACATCTGCTGGCAATCTTTTGAAACGCAAAGACCAATGACTTGGATCCATGATTGGGTATACAATCTGTAATTGTTCATCATTTAATCTCTTTACCATTTCTTTTCCAGTTTTACAATTTAATATAAGCCACGGACTAATTTTTCCGTCTTTGATATCCATAACGGCTCTATTAAGACTTACGTATTTGAAATAGTCATGCCAGGGCGCCTCTTTTTCATCGCCCCAATCCATCATTGTTTTTATAGATCTTTCCATTGCCGCTTCTACTTTTTCACGTAGGATCAAATCGATGGCATACTTCTGATACATTTCTTCTCTACACCAATGATCTAATTTTACTCCACTTGTAACCACGTAATCAATGTACTTGCTTGGATATAACGGCTTTACATTACTTAAGAAACTCCCAAATTTTACAAATGCTGTGTAGTATGGACTCTTACAGAACTCTTCATATGTTTTAGGTTTTGTTGCCTTCTGGCACAGTTCATAAAATCTTACAAACGTTTGGTATCCTAATTGAACTCTTCTTTCATCTTTTTGAAGGAATCTTCTTTTTTGCTCACACATATGCACTGCTAAAGTTTTTTCTTTAGTAAATTTTGCTCCGCAATACGGACAAGTGTATAATTTTTCTATCATAATTGTTTTTTAATTTGCTCTTTAGTCATTCCGAAATCTTCTGCTAATTGTTTTAGATCCTTTGCACTATTAATTTTTGCCAGTAAATTTATTTCATCTGGCTTCTTTGTTGGATACAATTTTTCTAAAAACTTAATCGCCTTTGCTGTACCTGGACTTGCTTTAAATTTATAACCAATCCATTCATGATATCTAATATTTTTTTTGGCATTAGCAGTCATACAAAGTAGATACCATAGCAATTTTTTGTGTTTGGATAGGGTGAAGAAGTTTTTATTATAATATTGATTTGTTTTAAGTATTTGTAATTCTTTGTCTTGCTTACTGCCTTTTACGGCACTTACGTATCTGTTCAACAAATAAAAAGAAACCTGCTTTCTTTCATCATCTGAAAGTTCGTCCCATACGTTTTTCGCATTCATGTCTATAGCCGCAAGTACATCTTTTAAGGGCAATTTGTTTACTTTGTTTACCATCTGTTCTCTTTTATTAAGTCGTACATTAATTTTAACTTCTTTAATTGTATTTGTAAAGACTTGTTTCCTTCGTTTGCGTAATCTACTAATTCGGAAATTTCCACTTCGTTCAAATACCAATCTGGAAAAGTTGGTTGTTCAATCAATACACGTTCTCCTTTGCCGTCTACAGGTCTTGC